ACAAACAAACAAGAAATGTACAACATGATAGGAAGAGTTTATCATTCCTCAAAGGGAGAAGTTGCTTGTTTAGTGAAAGATGAGTCATATCTAACAAACACCAAATTTTTTGGAAACGAAGAAACACAGAATGAAGTTTCGAACCTTACAAATGAAGAAGTTTTACAACTGTGGAAAAAAGTTTTAAAATTATAAAATGAATATACACGCACACATAATAGCTTGGAACGAAGAAAAAATTCTACCATTTGTTTTGGATTATTACTCTACAATTTGTAGTAAGATATTTGTTTACGACAATATGTCGACGGATTCTTCTGATGAAATTTACTCGAAGTACGAAAAAGTAGAAGTCATCAAATGGGAAAGTGAAGATTCAATGAATGACGATATGAATCGAAAAATAAAGTCATTCGAATATAGAAATAGAAGTCGTAATCAAGAGGTTGACTGGGTTATTACGTGTGACTGTGATGAAATATTATATCATCCAAATCTTGTAGAGAAACTAACAGAATATAAAAAACAAGGAATCCAAGTTCCAAAAATAGATGGAAGGGATATGTTCAGTAAAAAATTTCCAGTATATGACGGTAGATTGATTACTGAAATAGTTCAATACGGATCACACGAAACCTACGAACCAATGTCTAAAAACATCATATTCGACCCCAATGTGGATATGACTTTTGGATTCGGTGCTCATCATTCTAACGCCCAAGAACATGTACAATCAGAACAAGCGGAACTTATGTTGTTACACTACAAATATTTAGCACCTGAATATGTAATTAAGAGATATGAAACTTTAGCCTCAAGACAGTCCACCTTCAATCGTCAACATAATTTGAACACTCACTATAGATTAAAAAATGCCGTAGAATATACAGCATACCTCAACAAAAATGCAATTAAACTAATATGAACTTAATATCTTCTTATATTTTCGTACATAACCAAGACGTAATTGTTGATTATCTTGAAATGGGTAAGTTCAATGAGTTACCAAATCTCCGTTATGTTTTTGTTGGTTCGGGACAAACAGACAAAATTGAAAACTTACCGAATATACTTATTGCAAAAAATCTACCAATCAATATTGAACAATATCCAAAGTGGACATCTTTCACTGGTTGGTACGCCTTATGGAAAAATGGATTATTGGACTCAGAGTATTCAATCATGTTTGAGTACGATATGAACATCAAAAAAAATGTTGCAGATTTAATAACCCGTTTGTCGAAAACCAAAATGGACTTCATTGGTTTTTTTCCAATGTCTCTTCAAGAACCTTGTTATATTAAAGATAGAATTTGGAGTGATTTGATGATTCAAAAAATCAAAGAAATTCATAATGTTGACATCGATGATATGCTTTCAAAATTACCAAAAAACACTCTTTGGAGTGCAACAAGTAACACAACATGGAGAACAGATTATCTAATAGAATATTTAAAATGGTTTGAACCTGTTTTTGAGTCCATGAAAGATTTCCAATATGCAGGACACGCACATGAAAGAAGTCTAAGTTTTTTCTATTTTACCACGAAAGGTAAAGTATTTGTGACGAAAGAATTTGTAGAACATTTTCAATTAAACTCCCACGGAACCTCACCTTTAGAACCTAACCGATTTGAAAAATTTTACGAACAACTTAAATGAGAAATAAACGGTATATCAGTTTTAGTCTTTGGGGTAAAGATCCGATTTACAGTCTTGGTGCAATTAAAAATGCAGAACAATACAAATCTGTTTACGATGGTTGGGAAATGATTGTATATTATGATTACACAGCACCGCCAGGAATTATCAGAAAACTTGAATCCATGGGTGTACGTTGTATCGACGCATCTTCTTTGGGAATCTATGGAATGTTTTGGAGGTTTTTAGCAGCTGACTTGGAGGACTGTGAGTATGCAATTTTCAGAGACACTGACTCTCGTGTCAGTCTCAGAGAGAAGTTGGCAGTTGATGAATGGATAACCAATCAGAGTACTTTACACGTGATGAGAGACCACCCCTATCACAGTGTTCCCGCAGGAAACTTCGAACTGGGAATGCTGGGAGGAATGTGGGGTATCAAAGGGGGTGTTGTTAATATCACAGATTTAATTTTAAAATATCCGAATGTTTCGAGAAACAACTATGGTGACGATCAGAACTTTCTTCGAGTAATTTATCAAATGTTTCACGAAGACAGAACAACACATGACGATTTTTTTGAAAAAAAACCTTTCCCTATAAAAAGAGAAAATGGAAGATTTATTGGTGAACGCATGACTATAAATGATGAACCATTAACCGATGATTATAAATTAGTGTTATGACATTAGGAATTGCAATACCTGTCGGTAGAAAAGATTTAGCCTATTTGACAAGAATCTTAGATTCTATTTCATTATCCACATTGCCACCACAAAAAGTGGCTGTGAGTATTTCCGGTGTTTCAAACTACAAATTGCCCAAAAATTATACTTTCCCCATTCAAATATCTATTTTTCCTAACAATTTAGGAGCAGCCGCAAATCGAAACATAGCCGCGTCGATGTTGGATACCGATATAATTTCTTTTATTGATGCAGATGACATGAGTCATGTACAAAGAAATGAGTTTCTGTTGAAAGCGTTTGAAAATTCAGATGTTGTTGTTCACGATTACAAAAGAACACAACAACCTGATATTGATTTTATTAATGAAAAATATGAAAACCCGGTGATTCTAAAGAATTACTTAGATTTAGTTACTGACTTTCATATATATCCAACAAGCACCGAAGGACACTTGGATTTTACTTGTGGGCATGTATCACTAAAAAAAGAAATTTTTGAGAAGTTTCAGTTTGACGAAACAAAATACTTTACGGAGGATGCATTTTATTTGAGAATTTTAGTTGAAAATAATATATTTCCTACCTTACTTACAAACAAATTGTCAAACTATATAAAATTATGAGTACTTTCACCAATCGTATATTTTGTTTTTGGATGAATGATGGTGACTTACCTGAAGTTAGACGAAGAAATTTAAATTTACTCATTTCTAACTGCGGTGTAGAAGTACAATTAATAACTAAATATAATTTGAGTGATTGGATTCTTGAAGAATCCCCTCTACATCCATCATTTGAATTTTTATCAGAGGTTCACCAAAGTGATTATCTGAGGTGTTATTTTATGCATCACTATGGTGGTGGTTACAGTGATATAAAAAATGTCCATGGTTCTTGGATTGGTTTTTTCAAATTTTTAAAAAACACAGATAAATTCGATGTTGTAGGATATCAAGAACAACATCCCGATCATATCGCGAACACAATGTTGGATGATTTTGAACCAACGGACAATTCAACTTTAAAAATGAATTACAACTTATTAATCGGGTGCGGTGCATTTATTTGCAAACCAAAAACAAATTTTACATCGGAATGGTTAAGTAAAGTTACTGAGAAACTTTCACAATATTATGAGTTACTCAAAAAAAATCCCGCAACACATCCAAGAGATCATAGACACCCATCTACACCATCATCTGAGGTAAAATATCCTTTATATTGGAGTGGATTGTTAGGTAATATTTTTCATCCCCTATCGTTCAAATATTCAGACAGAATAATACGTGAGTTACACTACCCCATAATGCATAACTACCAATAGTCATGAAGTTTTTCAACGTAGATTTACATATATCGGTTATCGCAGATATGAAAAAGATATTCGGAGATTTAGGACATAAAGTCTTCGATATGTCTTTGTCCGATCACACATGGGTTTTTAATAGAAGAAAAGATTCGATACCGATGTTGGATAATGGAAGGTGGATGCATATTTCAGCACAAGACTATGAAGAAGAGTTTTTTTCTAACTTTGGCACAAAACTGAACGCCTTTGATGCTTTTATTGTGACGTACCCACCAACATTTGTAAATTTGTATAAACAATTCGACAAACCGATAATCGTTAATATTCCAATAAGGTATGAGTGGCCATTTTCATTTAAATCCGAATCTTGGGAAAAAACAAATGACTTTATACAAAGCGGATATAAGAGTGGACAAATCAAGTTAGTTGCAAACAATCTTTATGATAAATTCTATACAGAACAATTCTTGGATGTAGAAGTCCAACATATACCCAGTTTATGTGATTATAATCAAGAGTATCACAGTAAAACAAAAAAAGAGTTCGTTTATTACAGTAAATCCAAACTCGAAGAAATTGACTCCTCTAACTTTATCTTTAAATCTGACTTGGGAAATCACAAATACAAAGATTTGATATCACACTCAGGGATTGTACATTTTCCATATTGTCCATCCTACATGTCTGTTTTTGAACAATACACCTCTAATACACCACTATTATTTCCTACTCAGGAATTTCTGTTTGATATGTTCAAAAAGGGTTATCAAGTTATGGGTGAATCCTCTTGGTACTTTATGAATAACATGGGTAACAAATCGATGGTTAAACCTATCACTGGTATCGATCCGAATGATTACATGGATGATTCTATTATAAAAAAATGGATTGAGTTGTCAGACTTTTATGATAATAATTGGATGCCACACATAACGTATTTCAATAATTTTGAAGAATTGAATGATATAAAAAATAATTTTGATAGTGATTCTATTTCTAATGAAATGAAAAAGTTTAATATTGTAAGAAAAGAACAAGTCTATAAACTCTGGGAAAATTTATTAAAAAACATAAAATGAAAAAAATATTAGTTTTAGGTTCTGAAGGTTTGGTGGGTTCGGCACTCAGAAATCAACTTGGTGACACACATGTCTACCATAAAAGAAGTGAAATTGACTTAACAGATAGAGCAAAAACTTTGGATTACATTACACATCAAGTTAAAAGAAACGGTGTGGATACAATTATAAATTGTGCCGCTAAAGTTGGGGGTGTCCAAGCTAACATGAAAAACAACAAAGGATTTTTCTTGGATAATTTTATTTTGAATAATAACGTTATTGAATCTGCCTTTGTGAACGAAATACCTAATTTTGTTAACCTTTTATCTACTTGTATATTTCCTGACAAAGAAGTAACATATCCACTCACACCAGATCAAATAGATAACGGAGCACCTCATTTTACAAATTATGGCTATTCCTACGCAAAAAGATTAGCAGGTTACGAAATGAAAATTGTAAAAAATGTTTTACAGTCCAATTGGGTTTCAGTTATTCCAACTAATGTTTATGGTATGCATGATAATTTCCATTTGGAAGACGGGCACATGGTTCCCGCAATGATTCACAGAGCATATCTGGCGAAAAAAAATAAAGAAAAAATGTTGGTTTGGGGTGATGGATCGCCTCTACGTCAACTCATTTATTCCGAGGATTTAGCAAGATTGATTCTTTGGTCAATGGACAATTGGAAAAGTGATGATGCATTTATGGCAATTAACCCTGAGGAAGTAACAATATTAGAAACGGCAAAAACAATTTGTAAATCGGTTGGTGTTAGTAGTAAAGAATTAATATTCGATGATACAAAACCTAGAGGACAATTCAGAAAACCCGCAATAACTAACGCACCCGAAGACTTCGAATTCACATCCTTAAAGGATGGTATAAATCAAACCGTAAGATGGTTTGAAGAAAATTACCCAAATATTAGAAAATGATGGAAAAAATAGATTTAGTTAAAGACACCATTGACTCAAAAGACATTGAGAGTCTTATCTCTTGGTTGAGAACAAACCCTCGTCTAACAAAAGGTTCATTGAACGTTGAATTCGAGAAAAAGTGGTCCGAGTGGTTAGGTGTCAAGTATTCCGTGTTTGTAAATTCAGGTTCATCTGCAAACCTTGCTGCTGTCTATTCTTTACTACTTTCAGGTAAATTAAAAAACAACAAAATTGTCGTACCCGCAGTATCTTGGGTTACAACAGTCACACCTGCAATCCAATTAGGTATGGAACCAATAATGTGTGAATGTGATGAGGATAATTTAGGTTTGAACATCGACTACTTGAAAAAATTAATTAAAGAAGAGAACCCCTCAGCAATCATTTTAGTACATGTTTTAGGATTTCCAAACCACATGAATGAAATTATGGATATTTGTAAAGAACATGACATACTTCTAATCGAGGACACGTGTGAATCTACCGGTTCTATGTATGACGGAAAAAAACTCGGTACCTTCGGAGATCTATCCACTTTCTCTTTTTACTTCGGACACCATATGTCAACTATAGAAGGTGGTATGATTTCAACAAACTCTGAGGAATTGTACCATATTCTTTTATCTATACGTTCTCATGGTTGGGACAGGGATTTACCTTTAGAAAAACAAAAACAACTAAGAGAAAAATATAACATCGGTGATTTCAGAGCTCTCTATACCTTCTATTACCCAGGATTCAACTTAAGAGCAACTGATTTACAAGCATTTATTGGTTTGAAACAATTGGAAAAATTAGATGAAATTGTTATGAACCGTAACTTGAACTACTTAAAGTATCACAAGGAAATCAAAACTGATGGTTGGAAGGTAAAACCTCAAACACATTCATACATTTCTAATTTTTCATATCCGATTATAACTGAAAATATTAAAGAACTGTCACAAAAACTAATGGAAAACAACATTGAGTGTCGTCCATTAATTTGTGGTTCAATAAACGAACATCCTTTTTGGTACGAACGTTTTGAAAAAGTCGAGTTACCAATTGCTAAACGAATTCACGAATATGGTATGTATATACCTAACAATCACTTGATGACACAAGAGGAGTTAAACAGAGTAATAGAAATCGTCAACAAATACATATGAAAAAAGCATTAATCACAGGAATCAATGGACAAGATGGTAGTTATCTTGCTGAATTTTTATTGGAAAGAGGATACGAGGTTTATGGTACATTGAAACGTAATTCTGTTTCTGAAAACCAAACTTTTAGACTTGATAGTGTCTATGACAAAATCAAATCCAATTTATTTTATGCTGACATGACAGATTTATCGTCATTAGTGAATACAATACAAAAAGTTCAACCAGATGAGATTTATAATTTAGCCGCACAATCACACGTGAGGATTTCATTCGATCAACCCATATACACTGCCCAAGTTACTGGTGTTGGTACCTTGAATCTATTGGAAGCCGTTAGATTGATTAAACCTGACACAAAAATATACCAAGCGTCGTCCTCTGAAATGTTTGGTAATTCAATTGATTCCGATGGTTTTCAAAGAGAATCAACACCCATGAATCCTGTGTCCCCATATGGTTGTGCAAAAGTATATTCATACAACATATGTAGGAATTATAGAAATTCTTACAACATGTATGTTTCAAATGGAATCCTATTCAATCATGAATCTCCTCGTAGAGGAACTAACTTTGTTACTAATAAAGTCGCTAAAGAGGCTGTAAAAATTAAATTAGGACTTTCTAATGAACTAAAACTCGGCAACTTAGAAGCAACAAGAGATTGGGGACATGCCAAAGATTACGTAGAAGCCATGTGGATGATTTTGCAACAAGAACAACCCAACGATTTTGTTTGTTCTACAGGTATTTCTCACTCTGTTCGTAATTTGTGTGAATATGTATTCACTAAGTTGGGATTGGACTACACAGAATATGTGACGATGGATGAAAAGTTTTTACGTCCTGAAGAACTCAACGATTTGAAAGGTGACAATACAAAATTAAAAACTTTGACTGGATGGAATCCAACATATACTTTTGAGACTATGCTCGATGAAATGATTGAGTATTGGATGAATTTATACACTAAATAAAAAATGGAAAAACCTAATGTAAAAAACGTAAGTGAGTGTGAAGGGTGTCATGTACCGAAAGGTTGGGGACATGAGATTATTTTTGAAAATAATGAATTATACTGTGGTAAATTGTTAGTATTCAAAAAAGGGGCAAGTTTTTCAATGCATTATCACATGATAAAAGACGAAACTTGGTATGTTCAAGAAGGTGAGTTCCTCTATAGATGGATAGACACTGAAACCGCAGAAATACAACAAGAGGCGTTGGTTGTAGGTGATAGTGTCAGACAAAGACCCGGGCAACCACACCAACTTTTGGCACTGACAGACGGAATCATCTACGAAGTTTCTACCACACATTATGACTCTGATTCATATCGTGTTTGGAAAGGAGATAGTCAAAACAAATGATTCTTCCTTTGAAAAAAAAGATTTGGGTAAACGGTACCTTTGATATCCTTCATATAGGACACATCAAACTTTTTGAATACGCCTCAAAACTTGGGGAATTACATGTTGGAACCGATACTGACACTCGTGTAAAAAAATTGAAGGGGGAAACTCGCCCTTTCAATAAAATGGAAGACAGGGTGGAGTTTTTACAATCTATAAAATATATCGATCACGTATATACCTTTGACACTGATGAAGATTTAGAAAACCTAATACAAAAGTTAAAAATAGATTATATTGTTATTGGAAGTGATTATAAGGGAAAAAAAATTATAGGTTCACAATATGTAAAAGAAGTTATATTTTTTGAAAGACTCGAAAACTATTCTACAACAAAAATTCTCAATAATGAAGATTCTAATAATAGGTGAACTTTGTGAAGACAAATTTATTTATTGTAAAGTAGATAGAATTTCACCTGAAGCCCCAGTTCCGGTTTTAAATCCTTTGGAGACTGTAAGTAACTTAGGCATGGCAGGAAATGTTTACAAAAATATCGAAGCCCTGTTACCCGAGTCATTTATCGATTTTTATCATCAGGACACTACAATAACAAAAACAAGGTTTGTAGAAAAAAAATCAAATCACATGTTTTTAAGATTTGATGAAGGAGAATCAATCGTAGATAAATTTAATTTTTCAATTATAAAAGATAAAATAAGTTCATACGATTTTGTAATTGTAAGTGATTATAATAAAGGATTTTTGTCAGTTGAAGACTTACAAAAAATATCCCTTAATTCTAATATGTCTTTTTTAGACACGAAGAAAAAACTGAATTATGAATCAGTATCTGGTTTTACTTTTATAAAAATGAACAAGATAGAATCAGAACAAAACTCATCATTTATTAATAAATCAAATGTAATCGTTACTTTGGGTAAAGATGGTGTTCTTTATCAAGACAAACATTTTGAATCTCCGAACCCTCAAGAAACCATAGACGTAAGTGGTGCTGGCGATACGTTTATTTCTTCTTTTGCTTCTCACTTTTATCTATACAAAAATATTGAAAAGGCAATTAACTTTGCAAATGAAACGTCGGCAGAAGTTGTATCAAAAAGGGGGGTTGCATTACCAAGTAAAAAATTAATTTAATAATGAAAATAGCAATAGATTTAAATGGAGTGATAAGAGATACTTTGGGTAAAGCTGAACAAGTCTACAAAAAATTTTTTATAGATGATTATGTAAGTGAAGAAGGTGAGGAGGAATTCGAATACTCCCTGAACTTACCGATTACATCAACCACATTGTCGAATCATTTTTCTTTCCCAAATCAAGAATCATTCTATGACTTTTTTTATGTGGATTTTCCTATGGAAATTTTTGGACACGCACCTTCATTGAGTGCTAACACATTTAATATTTTAGACGACGTTTACAAAAAATTAAGGGAAGAACATGAAGTGTATATCATTTCTGAGGAAATGGAAAAAAGTAAACCCGCTACTTTATTTTTCTTAGCAAAATATGGTTGTGCAATAGAAAACATAAAATTCTACTCTAAAATCACACAAGAAAGTTTATGGGATATGTTCGATATGATTCTTACTGCAAATCCTGAACTAATTAAAAATGCAAAAAACAATACACAAATTATAAAATTTAACAAACTTTATAATAGTGACATTTCCCATGAAGTATCTATTGATACTTTGGAGGAATTTTTACCAACAATACAAAAACAATTAGAAGATGCAAATGTTTAAAATTTTTGGCGAAACCTATTACTTGGATTTGCATGAAATGGAAAAAAAATCAGAATCACATACCCAATCAAGCGAAGAGTCTGAAAAAACAATAAGCCCTATGAAATTCGAAGTTTTGAAAACCATGGTAGATGTTATCATGTCAGAACAAGAACCAATGGATGAAATGCTATCTAGCAAGTCAAGGGAGGTAAGTATTCCCTTTAGGATTGCATTTAATACATTATTAGTTAATAATATTATTCAAAGTATTTAATCAAAATGAGTCAAGAACTACAGGAAAAAATTTTTAAGTCTATCGACATTCTTAAGAATAATGAAAATAAAATTTTCTTTTTAACCCAAGACACAAAGGGTAACGCCAAAGCAGGTATCAAACATATATACGATATGGCGATGTCATTAAAAAATAGCGGATTCAATCCAATTATTTTACACGAAAAAAAGGTGTACACCGGAGTTGCTGAGTGGTTGGGTGAAGAATATATGACAGAATTACCACACCAAAATATTGAAGAACAAAAACTTCAAGTATCTCCTGAAGATATTCTTGTAATTCCTGAACTTTTTGCACACGCACTTGAACAAGTTTCCAACTTACCTTGTGCAAAAATTGTTTTGTGTCAGGCATATGATTTCGCATTAGAAACTTTAGCACCTGGATCTACTTGGATACAGTTCGGTACGTACAAAGCTATCACTACATCGGAAAGACAAAAAAATTATTTATCGACAATTTTTAAAAGTGTTTCAATCGATGTTATTGAACCTGTTATCTACAAAGGATTCACAAAGAAACAAAAGCCACCTTTGCCCGTTGTAACAATACATACAAGAGATCAGAGAGACACTGCAAAAATAATTAAAACCTTCTATCTCAAGTATCCACAATATCGATGGATTACATTCAGAGATATGAGAGGTTTAAATCTCGAAGAATTTGCCCAAAACTTGAAAGAAAGTTTTGTCTCAGTTTGGGTTGATGACACTTCTTCGTTCGGTACATTCCCATTAGAATCTATGTTATCAGGAACTCCTGTTATCGGGAAAGTTCCTCATCTTCGTCCTGAGTGGATGAATGAAACAAATGGAGTGTGGACTACAGAATACTTAGATATTGTAGATACACTCGCTGAATTCACACAGAATTGGTTGGAGGATAATATTGCTGAGGAACTTTATACCTCAGGTTATGAAACCGCAACTAAGTTTATTGACTATGAAAGTTTCAACAAAAACGTTTTCACAAAATTCAATGAATATAACCAACTTAGATTACAAAATTTCGAATCACAAGTAGAAAAAATTAAAAACGAATCAGAACAATGAAAAAAGTAGACGTATCGGTAATTTTACCAATTAGTAGTTCCAAGTCTAAGGATTTTGAACAATATTTTAGTAAGGCAATATTGTCTTTGAAAAACCAATCTGTTGACATAAATGAATTAGTGATTGTACACTCTAATGAAGAATCGTTGAGGAATTATTTGGATAATTTTGATTTCAGTGGAATGACAGTAAATGTTGTAAAAAACGAAGGTGACTTTTCATACTCTAACCAAATTAAACTTGGTGTTGAAAACTCGAAGTCTGAGTGGGTTTCATTTTACGAATTTGACGATGAATATTCTTCTATTTGGTTCAAGAATGTTTATGAATATATGGAATCATATCCCGAAGTTGATGGATTTTTACCTCTTGTTGTTGATGTTGATGATAAAGGTTCATTTGCTGGATTTACGAACGAGGCAACATTTGCTGCAAGTATGACACAAGAAATTGGTTATTTAACTAACGAAATGCTTTTAGCATATCAAAATTTCCAATCAAGTGGAATGATTGTACGTAAAAGTGTAATCGAGGAATTTGGTTCATTTAAACCATCATTCAAACTAACCTTCGTATATGAGTTTTTACTTCGTTTGACATATAATTCAGTGAAAATTATGACAATCCCAAAAATTGGTTACAAACATACCAATATGAGAGAAGGTTCTATTTTTTGGAATTACAAAAATAACACAGCAAAGATGTCTGACGATGAAGTCAAATTTTGGATTGAATCGGCAAAAAAAGAATATTTTTTCATTGACGACAGGGGAATAAAGTATCAACCTGAAAATGATTAATGACTTTAGATGTAATAAGTGGTTCTTCATTGAATCTTATGGAGACTTCCGAGATTAAAAAAAGAGGAAGGAAACCCACAAACAACAACTATTTTGATGTAAGAGAAGAAGAGGCGGTTAGGTTATTCCTTTCTGCCCAAACTTCTTACGAAAAAAATCAAATCTACAATGAGTTCCTTAAAGCACCTTTGGACAAAATGATTGAATCAATCATCCGAAGATATAAATTATACAGAAAGGATATGGATTTTATCGAAATTCATAATGACACTCATTCGTTTCTGATCACTAAAGTAGACAAATTTAAACCCGACAAAAACAAAAAAGCCTATTCCTATTTTGGTACTATTTGTAAAAACTACTTGATGGGCCAAATTATCAAGGATCAAAAAGAGACAAATAGAAAAATTTCGTATGAGGACATCTCTTCGTCATTAGAAAACCGTCCCGATATGATTTATTATTTGGAATTTGAAAAAGTAGAACCTGAACAAATCATTAATCAATTTGTCGTAGATTTAAAAGAGTTTATAAACGAGAATGACTTAAACATTAACGAACGAAAATTAGGACAGGCACTAATAGACTTATTTGAAAATTACAATGAAATTTTCATAGGAAATGATAATAATAAATTCAACAAAAATATTATTCTACTTTCTTTGAGAGAAATGACAAACATGTCCACAAAAGAAATACGTAGTGCATTGAAAAAGTATAAGACGTTGTACTTTGAGTTGATGAGGAAGTTCAATGAACAATAAAATTCTAATTCCAGTATTTATAGAATATGCCACGTCCCAAGAAAAAAGAAATTGTTTTAAGTAAAGATTCAGTTTTGAGTCTTATGCAGGAAATCTATAATGAGCTTGTAGAACAACGTGCAACTGCAATAAGGATTCAAAACAAATTAATTGGAATGATGAACAATTCCAAAGACATGCCGGCAATCTCAGGTATCCTCAAAGAACAACAGAAAATTATAAACGAAACAATCGAAAAAAAATTAACATTATCTAAACTGCAATCTTCTATTTGGGAAAAATCTCAAAACAACAATGAAGAAGATTTTTCTTTATCTGACATGGATGAAGATATGTTACAAACGTTAATTAACAAAGATTTGGAAAATGAGGATAACGGGGGATATAAACTGAACAAATAAGTTTACCCATGCCTGTAGATAGAAAATCCAAATTAAAACAAATAAAGTCGAAAGTATCCGCTTACAAAAAGTTAAAAAAAACTAAAGAAGAGGAGATAGAATCGAGAGTTGCTGCCGCCAACAAAAACTTAGAACAACTAAACTCAAAAGTTCAGAAAAAACTTTCGGATTTTAATGACGCCGCTAAGAAATTTTCTCAAAACCAAAAAAGTCAAGCTCCCAACAGCTTGGATGAACTTTTAGAATTATTCAAACTAACTGAAGGTTCTGGTACTTCTACAATGTCTTTTTTGACAAAAAGATTCATAAGAGCGGCTAACAGAACAATAGACAAACTCAAAATAATTTTAGCAGAAGAAACAATTAGTGCTTTAGGTTGTAGTCAGGAACAATCGTATCCAACATCAACACCTTCAACACCAGCAGTCTATTATATACGAATACCTTCTGTCGATTTATTTTCTATACTCAAAGAAGATCCTGACACTACTGTTGGTAAATTATTATATGAAAAAAATGATTTTTCATTAGGCATATACCCTTACTCCATGAATCGACAATTGTATCACAGAATTCAAGATACTTCCCAATCGTTTTTAACCGAATACTCTAACTATTATGTTGGTAGTTCAGGACAGCCTTTATTTGATATAGAATATTCAGCAACTGATGATGTAGGTAATGTTGGAGACTTTTTCAAGATTACTTTGAGAAATAGGTTTGGTAATTCAAATAGGATTGGTGATTTTGTTGTCGATTACTATTCAAGTATCAACCTTTTTGATGCTCACGAACTTTATGGTAAGATTATGGAGTATTTGACAGGAGCAATTTCTATGAAAATAAAAACGGGTGCGGATACTGAAAGAGACCAAACAACTTTTGAAAGAATTTTACAAAGAATTTTAGGATTATGTTTTGACACAACGAATGAAATTGATGTGAGTGGAATTTCCAAATTGTCTGTTGACTTAATTGACGAATCATTTTTCGAAATGGATGAAATCGATTTGAGGATTATTGACGAAAGAATTAATAATATTCAACAAGGCGTTACAGAATTTGAGGATTGTGACAATGTAAAACTCCCTGTTCAGGTAGACGATATGTTGAACTTGGTGACGAGAGTACTTAATTCCAATACTTTAAGTGAACAGGACACACAAGCAGAGAGAATGTTAACGGAAATGGTAAACGAATGGAAACTATTATTACCCAACGTTAATATCGAATTGAAAATCCAAGAAGACTTTCTAAAAATCCTACCAAAAGCTGTTATGACAACAATGTTGTCACCAAAAAACGTACTACCTTTAATTTTACTTTCTAAAGTTTTAGGTAACAATTTAGCAGACTTCGTTGATTCATTGGAAGATTTTGTGAAGAAATACAAAAACTACATGATTCAAGTACAAAGTAGGGTGTATGCAATATTTTTGGAAGAATTATATCTTATAATAAAAAAAGATTTTTTGTTATTAGTCCGAAGTATCATCCGTGATATTGGAACCGAAGCAACCCAAAAAAGGAATAGAATGATTCTTACAATTGTAGAATCTTTATTGATTGTAGTACAGGGAGTAATTGATTACCGACGATGTAATAGTTTATTAGATGAATTGTTAGCATTATTAAATATTGCAACAAGAAATAATAATCTACCTTTAGGATTACTACTGAGTACAGATGCACTTCCGGGGATGTCTGCAACAAGAATATTTGCAAATACAATTGAAGAATATGAAAAATCGGGGATTCCAACGGGGGATTATCCAGGGGGTGCTCCAAATACAGGATTGTTGGCTGACTTTGCAAAAAACAAAGCCCATATGAAAGAACAAGAAGCAAATTCTAAACTTGAGACCGGTATACCTTCTATGGTTGTTGTACCATCCCCCGATGGTACTTTACGCACCGTACCCTCACGAGGAACAGGAAAACTTATTTAATTATGGAAGACATTAATTTAGAAAAAATCAAAAAAATCGCATCCGATTTTAAAAATCATTCCAATCAAGATTTGATTTATTGTTTGGATACTCTCCAACAGGATTTCGAAAAAACAAAAGAAATGTTAATAAAACTTTCTTGTCATTTAGATGCCACTGAATCTTTATATAATAATATTCTGAAAGAATTCCAAAAAAGAACCAAACAAAAATAATGGACGAAGTTAGTAAATTACCCAAAAACTTTAGACAGATAATTTATCCTGGTAAAGTTATTGACAACCAAGATCCTTGGATGTTGGGTAGGGTACGCGTTCAACCCGAGTCAGAATATTATAAAAATATTATACAGTCGTTCCCTGACTTTGACGAAAAAAAAGACAAATGGACAAAAAAAGATCCATTTATTGTTTTACCTCTTTTACCTTACTTTGTTTTCCAAGTCCCTAAAGTTGATGAATACGTACATATTATTTATCAAGATTCTGCATATCAGTTAACGAAAAACAGATTTTATCTTCAAGGACCATTTTCGACACCGAACAATTCATCGGTAGAGGAATTTGAAAACTCTAAGACTTGGTTAGACGATGGTGCTCAAAATCTACCACCAAAACCACTGAAAAACTCTCAATATCAAATTAATTTTGGAAACACTCAAGCACCTGAAAAAATACCATATTCTAATGAATCAAGTACAGGTGTTTATCCTGAACCTGGAGATAATGCGATTTTGGGAAGATTTAACACCGACTTGGTATTAAAAGAAAACGAACTTTTGTTAAGAGCAGGTAAAATTGTCGGGACTTCCTTAAGCAGAAATACATCACCTATTGCTAACCAAAACAGAGCCTTCATTCAATTATCAAATTTTGGGGAAACAACCGTTGTTGGGGAAGATAAAAAGAGATTGAAATTTGAACAAAAAAATACGTTCTGTAAAAAATTAATTGAGTATCAAATTGATAATCCCGAAAACACTCAAAACAATTTTGTTGGACGTATCTATTTGTATAATCTAAAACAAGTTGATGATGTTTCAACTGAAAGAATTATAGTAGATACTGATTTAAGTTCTTATCAGACATTACAATTGATGGTTCCTTTCAATAACTTAACAATTGACGAGGTAATAGATTTCATAAATAACTTCTTAAAAGAAGTTAATAATGGTTTAATTGAATCCACTAATACCCCCATCACATTTCAATTCCCATTTTATTTCCGTCCCGCAGCCAACACGTATCAATATATCAAAAATATTTCCATACAGAATGGTTTCACCGAAACTTTAAATGTTGGTAACATGATGTCGAAAATAAAATTGAATGAGACTGACACTTCTGAGGGTTATGACTTAGTTTATCAAAAAGATACCATAGGTGTCCCAATACAAGCAGTATTGCAAACAGAAGAAAATATAACCAAGAAAAATGAAAATCAGACTGTTGGATTTTTTGGTGCAGATACTCTCTACCTATTATCACACACCAGTAAAGATTTAACTAACAAACTTGGAAACACTGTTTATGGAATTCCCGAATCAAAACTAAACGAACTCAACTTAAATACTTCGTCATCTGTTAGAGGGGAAGAATTGATAGAATTATTGAACGATATTGTCAACTTTTTAGTTTTACACGTACATCCATACCATGGACAACCCCCATTACCAACAGCCATTGACGGACAGTCAACAATATCAGATTTACTATCCAAAATACAGTTAGCCCAAAACACAGTTCTCAATAAGAAAATTCGAATCAGTTGATATGAAAATTCACATACCAACTATCGATGAGCATTCGGGTTGTTGTTCGAGAGAAATATTTAAAATATGGGAATCAAATGGTTGGGTGGAGTTAGTACCCATAGAAATAGAAGAATATGACGAATGGAATGTTGGTAAACATATAGAAAGTTATGTTTGGTTAGAAGATATTGGAACGTATCTGTTATACGATAAACCCACATGGGATACTCGAATTCGTTTCGGTTGGGAAAAATGTTTATTTGCAAATGAATTTGTTCCATTCAATGGTGCGTATCCATGGACCTTTTGGGTTACTCATCCAATCAAGTACGAATCAATACGTAAACAAGGTATTAAGACTTATGATGAAAGACAATTTAATAGTATTTTTTACGGTTCGGGTGAAAAAAGAGGTAACAGAAATCATGAATGGGGTGAAGTTATCCAACACTTTAGTTTGAGTGATATCATACCCTTAGAATATGAAGATTATATTAATTTCATTGGTAAGCACAAGTTCGGACTTTGTTTAACTGGCGTAGGTCCGAAATGTTTGAGGGATGTTGAGTATATGGGTATGGGTGTTGTACCTTTGTTTACCCGAGAAGTAATGACTAATTATTTCAACAAATTAGAACAAGATGTACATTACCTGTTAGTTGATAATCCCGAACATGCAAAGTATGTAATGGAAAACACAAGTAGAGAACAATGGGAATATATATCATCAAACGTAATAAAATGGTACGAAGAAAATTGCACCCCCGAATCTATTTTCAACATTACCAAAAAAATAATATATGAAATAGACTGAATCCCTATTTCATAACTTTTGATATTTATTATAAAAAGTTGTAATGTCTATCTTCAGATCGTATTTTAGTAGAAACAATACTATAATTTCTAATTCCTATACTAATACAGGTAGAAATCCTGTGACTGAACTCTTTTACGGAGGTGTCCAAGATTTGACTTCCCCTATTGGTTTTAGTCGTTTCATTTTCGATGTCGATCTTTCTCAATTAAGACAACTATATTCTGAAGGAATGATATCTACGGGTTGTACAAGAAATATTACACATACCCTTAAAATGACTAATACATCCGCATTTGATACGGAATTGTTGAATACCACCACTTCTGAGGGTAGAAGACGTGCCAGTTCTTTTGATTTGATATTATTTAGAATACCCGTATCAGGTTGTACAGGATCTGGACAAACTTGGGATGAGGGTGTTGGTTATGATTACTATAACTCCGCAACAAATTTGAACTCAAGTAATGGTTCTACAATTTCTTTAGCATTAGAAACTGATAAGAGTTTTTCTACTCGTCCATCCAATTGGTATCAATCAACAACAGTCAGTGATTGGGGACAACCAGGTATATACGACAACACAAATTCTTTAAGTGGTGATAGTTGTTTTAATTATTCAGGACTAACTATTGTCGCAACACAACATTTTGAATTTGGCAACGAGAATATCGAGTTCGACATGACTGAAGAAATTAATTCAGTCTTGACAGGTAACACTTCAGGATTTACGGGTTGGGGTATTGCCTTTGTACCTGAAGTAGAAAACATCACGGGATTGACAGAAAATTATTCTGTAGGATTTTTCACAAGACATACCCAAACATTTTACGAGCCATTTTTAGAAACTAATTATGATGATTTGATTTTGGATGACAGAAATTCATTTTATCAAAATAAAGTAAACAAATTGTTTTTGTATTCATACATCAATGGACAACCAACAAACTTTGATAACTTACCTATCGTTAATATTCTAAATTCTAATGATGAATACTTAGGTTCTGAATATACTGGTTTAACCACTTGTTTAGTCACAGAAGGTGTTTATGAGGTTACTGTACCAATTATTACAGGACAAACAACACCTTGTATGTTCTACGATCAGTGGAGTGGAATAACAATAAACGGTGTAGAGGTTGGTTTAATAACAAATGAGTTTGTGATACAACAAAGTTCAGGATATTACCAAATAGGTTCTACAACAAAAGAACCTTCTATCTACGGTTTTGACTTTTCAGGAATCAAACAAAACGAAAAGATTTTGAACACTGACGTGAGAAAGGTTAATGTAACAATAAAAAAAGCGTATACACCTAACGAAGTTTTAACGGACGTGGAAGCGTACTACAGAGTTTATGTTCGTGAAGGTGCAAATACCGAAGTTCAAGTTCAAGATTGGACAAGAATTAACAGAACACCTGACTCCTATTACTTTATTTTCAATACTCAAGACAAAGTACCAAATCAATATTTTGTTGATATTAAAGTACTTTCCGATTATGAAACAAATACTTATAAAAGAGAATTAACTTTCCAAATTGTTAATAAGATATGAAACCAACACTGAAACAAACCATACGTAAAGTTTTAAAAGAAAATTATACGGAAAACTACATGTTTTTCAGTAACCTCAAACAAATGAGAAGACAAATCAACATGATATTAGAAATGGATCCCAACGCCATCGAGGAGATTCTTCAGAATGGACATGATTGGGCAGATGATCATGTTTCGGAATCTAAAACTAATTTAGATCAAGTTTTTGATTTCTTCAAAAATGAAATGGAAAAAAACTCAGAATACGTTGATTTTGAAGAAGTATATGAAGGAAAGAAGAAAGATACTCAGTTGTGTGAAAGAGGAATTAACGCAGCTAAAGCTAAATACGAAGTTTATCCATCGGCATATGCTAATGGTTATGCGGTTCAGGTATGTAAAGGAGACATGCCAGATTTGAGTGGTGAAAAAAAATGTTCTGCACCATATTGTAATTAAAAAAAAATTAGTAACTTAGCAAAAAAAAATGACTCAAGTAACTTACACCCTTTCTGAGAATAACACCATTATAATGGAAACCCAAGCATCCTCAGCTGAAAGTGCGGTAGATTACTTTGTGGAGTGCAAACCTGATTTTTACACTAATTTTCACAAATATTCGGTTGGTTTAAAACCTAAACCAATCCCTACTCCACTTCCTTAATTATTTTTTTTATCGGCAACTTCCATCTGTTTGACTACTTTACGTGCCCACGCATATCCTGCGTCCCCACCCCAAAGTAACCAAGCCACATACCCTTTGTCTTTCCAAGGGGTACCTTTATTTTCAGTACCAATAGATTTGTTTTTTTCGTGTCTATCAAAAAACGCTTTCATTCTTTTAACAGTCGATGGAGACATCTGACTTCTATTTTTGAGGTTAACCGCTCTTTGTACACCTGAACCTAAATTTTTAGTTTCCCCACTCCTGTTAGATGCCGCCGCTTGTGAAGGTGTCAAACCACCTTTTCCTCCTGCCTTTTTTCTATACTCCAACCCTTTTTTTGCTTGATTTGATACCGACACCGGTGGAACAAAATTTATATGTGAATATTTTCCTTCAGTCGATTCAAATAATCTTTGTGGGGTTCTACAAAACTTTTCAGAAAGTTGAAAACTTTTTTCATTCTCTAACAAACCAAAAAAGTGTAAATCACAATAGAAATTAGAATTTTCTTTTATGTTTTTTTGGATTGTATTTAAGTCATGATTTTCACTTTCACCTATTTTTTGTTGTAACTCTTCTCCTTCTATTTTTGGCAAGTCTTCATAGTCCTTCGTAGGAAAAGGTGGATTAATCATATACCTTTGATTCACCCACTTTTTCAATTCATTTTCAACAAAATATTCTGGTACAATTTCATTGTCAGGCATACTGTCAACAACTTTGGAAATATAATATGCAAACTTAAGTTTAGATTCTTCATTCATAAGATTCATCAATCCGTCACTCATAAAGAATATTTTACTGAATGGATCTTCAGGATTAATTTCACCTTCTGAAAAATTAAAAATTTTCATTATTGTTTTAGCCCACCATGATTTGTATGATGAAGTTTCTTTGAGTGCTGGTGTGAGAATTTTATTAGCCGCTCTCATAGCAGAACCAATAAATCCCGCAACTGCTATTTGAGGTATAAACCAAGGTAAAAGTCGTATAATCGCCTTAATACCTCCTTCTCCAACATGCAGTGCTAATCTCTTATCCATAGCAGTTTTGACAATAGCCTTTAACTGTCCAAAAGTGATGTGTCCTTGTGAAGAACAAAATTTTTGACTGTCACAAATACTTTTCTGAACTTTACCCGACGGTTTTATGGATATTTGGTTTTCTTCTTTTAATTTTTCTACAATAATATTTGCAAAATTTCTTACGGATTCATTTTTTTTCTTGTGTGATGTCATTACAGGTTTTTGTCCTTTTCCTGTTTGAGTGTCTTTTTTTTCGGCTCTTCTTTTTTGTGCACATGCTGATTTTTTTTCAGCATCGGACATCTTACCCGCAACACCCGCGGCACGACACTTAGGATAACCTCCTTTGTCCGTGGAATTTCTACCACAAGGTGGGTGTTTTCCATCTTCATCTTTACGACAAATATTTACCCAAGGACCTTTTGGTTGTTTACTTCCCTTTGGTTTCTTTTTTTTTCCAAACCATACTGCTAAATCTTCTGTTAATTTTTCAGGGACTATTTCCTGTTCCACTTCGATATTAAACGGCTCCAATTCTTTTTTAAAATTTCTTTTACCTAAAACTAATTTTCCCAAATATAATCCATCACTTTGACTTACTGTCATTTCTTTTATATTTTTCATAGAATAACTTTCTTACATATAAATATAACAAAATGAATATGGAATCAGAGAATAATGAAAAAAACCCTATAGGATATCTGTTTGGTACAATATCCTATACATCTCCAAATGATATTGAATTATTTGTGAAAAATATGACACCAGAACAATCTTTTTATTTAATAAATTTAGCACTGAAATATTCATACTCTAAAGGGGTTTTCACATTGGAAGAAAGTGAATTGATATCAAAGTCATTAAGATATTTTACAACCGACGAATCAAATAATGGATAAAAACCAATTGATGAAAAAAATAGTTGATGGGGAATACACTCTATTTTTAGCTATTCGTAATGGACATAAAACATATATTGGGGACAAATATCAAGAAATTAGAACTGAAATAGAATTATGTCGATGTCTTTATTATGGTGAAGATTCAAAGTTCTGTAAAAAAAATAGGAAATAAAAAAAGGGGACTTTTCAGTCCCCTTTGGTTTATATACCCTTCAAAGAATTATCTTAATTCTCTCAAGTCAAATGTTCTAACACCATCAACTGTGATTCTACCATAGAAACGGTTGTTAACCATCTTCTTAGCGTATCTAGTCATGATACCCTTGATAGGTGTGAAGTTGAATGGGTTATACATTGTTGGAGTTAATTGTAGAGGTACATATGGTGCGTAAACGTAACCAGTGTCAAGTAATGAAGTACCTTTGTGTCCCAACAATACTGTGTTAGGTGGGAAGTAAGGATCACGATATACTTGATATCTACCTGCTAATGTACCAACTCTTTCGATACCCATGTTGTATTGATCTTGCTCAGGAGCTGCGTTTGAAACGTGGAAGTACTCCAAGTCATCAAAAATAGCACTGATTTCAGAAGAAACAACGATCCAGTTAGCACCACCTCTCAATGTAGACTTGTGAATCTGAGCTGAGATTTGGTTGATAGCTGTGATAAGAGTTTGGTTCCAATCCTTTTGAGTGTATTGAGTTAAAGGATTTGCTGTAGTACCTCTCTTCCATCCGTTGTAGTCCCAACGTAATGTCCAAGCTGCACCTTTTCTTAAGTCTCTTAAGATTTCACGGTCGATTTCTGCTGCAACTTGCTCAGACAATAAAGCTGTTAATTCAGCTTCAGCGTCGATGTTGTGGAAAGCAGAAACGTCTTGTGCTAATTCAGGAGACCATTGAGCTCTAAGTTTTCTTTCTGTAACAGATACTGTTACTGACTCAAGGTCGAAAGAAACTTCACCGATAGCATCTTCGAATTCTAATTCTTTGTAGATTCTGTAAGTTGCAGTGAACGCTGAGTTCGCGTTAGTAGCACCTGAACCTGTAGTGTAACCTGAATATCCGTCGATAGAATCTGCAGTTACAGTACATGGAACTTGAGTGTCGATTTCCAAGTAGATAACACCATTTGCATCACAAAGGTTGTCATAAGTACCACCGTTACCAGTAGTTGGGAATACAGTTGCAGTATTTGGATTACCGTACTGAACGATACCCTTACCATACTGTTGAGTAACTACTCTGAACAACAAGTTACCGTTAGAAGCAACTGCTGAAGTTGAACTTAAACCAGAGAAGAAGTTGATTGCTGAGTTACCGTTGATAGCGATAGTCAATCCCGCCAAGAACGCCTCGTTGTCCATTTCGTTTCCATCAGGACCTACAAGTTTACCAGCACCAGCGTTGTTGAAACCTGACATAGCAACAAGAACTTTTCTGAATTCAGTAGCCGCAGGATAGTTGTAAGCTAACATACTGTCACCTACCCATCTTTGAGTTACCAAGTTTACAGTTCTTGCTGAGTACTCACCCTTAGAGTAATCGAACAAACCTTCTGGATCTAATCCTGGTTCAGTACCTTCGTAGAATCTATCGTATAAGTTTTTACCAGATCCGTAACCTACGTTTGGATCAGTAGGTCCGTTTGGTGCTCCGATAGGTGCGAAGTGACTGTTATTTGCTCTGTTTTGAATTTTTGGTACGAAGTAGAACAATTTACCGATAGGTAAGTTCATAGCTTGTACAGATACGATATCGTTAGCTAAAAGCTTAGAGAAAACTCTTCTAACGATTGGGAAAACTACAGTCTCGAATGAACCTGAATCTGTTGTAGATGCAGCCTCATTGATTAAGTATGAAGCTTGGTTTTCGTATAACTGAGCTACGTTTTCCTTCAAGTGACCCTTAAGACCCTCAAGGAATCCTAATTTGTCCCACTTGTTGATTGTGTCTTCTTTGATAACTTTCAAGTGCTTAAGACCGATGTTACCAACAAGACCTGATTCTAATAATGCTCCCATTTTAATTTTTTTTTAGGATGTTTATTTATTAATTTTACCCATTAAATCCTTCATTCTTAAGAACTGTGGATTTTCATAAGTTTTGCTCTCAATTAAAGTTGTAGAAGAACCAGCAGTTGGAGTTTGTTGTAGTTTTGTTTCAACAGACTCAGTTACAACTGATTGTGAACTTAATTCGTCTTTAACTGTCTTGTAAAGAGCTTTTGATTCCTTTAAAGTTTCAACATTGTCAAAACGTCTAAGGATGTTGATTTTTTCTTGTTTAGTCGTGGAGTTTTCAGTAAATAGTCTAACAGCATATGCAAGATTAGAATTGAATACTGCAACTTCGTTGAGCTTGTCTTTGAATATATTAAGAGCTTTTCTGTATTCGTCATTTTTAGCTCTTAATGATTCAACTTCTTCTGCGAGAGCAGAATTTGGAATTACTTTCATTTTAGGTAGTCCACCTTGTGGAGAATTTCTACGTCCGTTTCCTTTGGTTCTTGCAGCTTCAGTAGTTTCGTAATCTTTGTGTGACTTAGAGTCATCACCTTTCTTACCTCCCCACTCTTCGCTGGTTTCGTAATCTTTGTGTGACTTAGAGTCATCACCTTTCTTACCTCCCCACTCTTCAGTAGTTTCATAGTCTTTGTGAGATTTAGAATCATCACCTTTCTTACCTCCCCACTCTTCAGACATTTCTTCGATGTCTTCAGTCTCGGTTACACCACCCTTCAACTTAGAAGGATATTTGAAGTTTGGTTTACCCATACCTTCACCTTTTGGTTTTACTGTCATTTCACCTTCAGTCATTTCTTCAATGTCTTCGGTTTCTGTGACACCACCCTTCATCTTAGAAGGATATTTGAAGTTTGGTTTACCCATACCTTCACCTTTTGGAGTGACTGTCATTTTTTCTTCTGACATCATTTCCTCCTCATCATCGTCGTCTTCGTCATCCATTTCGATTTCGAATACGAATTCATCTTCCAAACCTTCTGCGTCTGAATCGTCGTCCATCATTTCGTCGATAGATTCCTCTTCTTCTGACTCACCAAGATCAATTTTATATTCAACATCAGAATTCTCATCTTTCAAATGAATTTCTTCTCCGTCTTTCTTTACAATGATTCCGTCTTCATCACCCATCGCTTTGAACACCTTAAGAATTTCTTCGTCAGATGCACCTGTCAAATCAAGTGGTAACATAACTTCCTCATCGTCCATGTCGAGTTCGAAGTCATCATCAGATTCTTCAGAGTCCATACTCATTGTGTCCAATTCGATTTCCTCCTCATCATCATTATCAGATTCCTCTTCTGTGTCGTCGATATCGAGTTCCATTTCCTGTTCAGCCATTGTTGACTCTTCTTCTTTTTTTGAACTTTCCATCTCCATTCCTTCTCCAATCTCTTCTTCAAGAGATTCTTTTACTAATTCTTTGATTTCTTCCTTCATAGTAGAAGCAAGTATTCCTTTTGCGTTTTCTGTAACGGCTTCTTCCAAATTTTTCATTTGTAGTAATGCCTCTTCAACTAAAGATTTTTCTTTATTACTCATCTTTATTTTTTTTGCAAACGTTATGGTTTATTTTACTCTATAAATATATCCATTTTATAAAAAATTTAACATTGCAGTATAATGGGCAAAAAAAAATCAGGACTTAGTCCTGATTAAAAAAATTTTGAAAAAAATTATTTACTAAAAAACTTCATCAATTTTGCTTTCAGCTACTGAAGTGATTCTCCACTCATGAGGAAAACCTTCAAATTTTTTTGTCACTTTCGCCTCAACTTCAGTGACGTTGTAACCTTGAACAAGTTTCTCTTCTCTGATTTTTTTGATTCTTCCTGAATTTTCATCGGGTAAATCATATTGTACTTTTGCTACAAAATATTTTTCGTCCATAAAAAAAATTAATTTCCTAAATAATCAGATAATTTTCTCATTAAGTCAAGCGACTTATCCATTTTTGGTGAAGAGGTTACAACTCTTTCATCTTTTAATTTCTTTTCCTCCTCAAGATTTTCATCGTACTTGTATCTATCCTCTTTGTTTGAGAATAGGTAAGCCCCTGGTGTTGATGGGGATGATACCAAATCAAAACAGATTAATTCAAAATCATCTTGAACTTCATTTTGTTCACCCTTCTTAACTAAAGATCCAACGCCTCTTGATGATACACCCATAGTAACACCTTGTCTTAGGTAATTAGCTGCCATATCTCCCTTACAAGAGATGACACCTCTTTCATGGAATCCAGGTGAAGTCAATAATTTTAATTTACCCATTAAAACATTACCTTCCCACCATATGTCGGTGATAATGTGAGAAACTCTATCTAAATCAATCAAAGAAGATTCAGGGTGATTTAACTCTGATAATGCAGTGCCCTTTTCGATTGCTTTCTTATAATTTTCAGCCTCTCTTCTTAAAACCTTTTCGGGGTAAATTCTACCGTTACGGTTTGGTGTATTGAATTTTTGTAAAACCGCATAAAACTCAAAAGGTTTTGAATAATCAAGTTGAGTTTTTTGCTCTTGTAAAACTTGCAAGTTTCTAGTGTCATATGGAGATACGTGTCCCGCATCATATTCAATTAGAATTCCTTTACCAATTTCCCCTGGAGTTAAAACTTTCATAAATATTTTTTTATATAAATAGTCTTAATTTTCAATATCGGTAACTTTGTCGTTTTTTGTTTTGTGTAAAGAAAAATATTCTGAGTCCAACAAGTCAAATTTGTAGACATTCGAAATAATTGATTTTAATTTTTCTCGTAGGATGGGACTTTTAAAGTCCAAATCATTTTTAAGAAATAGTGTTATTTCTAAATTCATAAAACTTCTTTTATCCATCTGTATCCCACTACTTCTTAAGTCTAAATCGACAATAAAATTCTTGTCAAAATATACCCCATCTATAACTTCACAAACGGTGTGTTTAATTTTTCTGTGTAAATTTGATGTTGTTCTTTCCCACTGTTCCAATTCTTTTTTTGGTGATACCCAACTTTGTAAAACAATATAAACGGATTTAAAACTTTTAGAATCAACTGTTCCATAATGACACTTTGCCTTGTCGAACAGATTTATCTTGGATGTTTTTCCTTTTTTCATTAATCATATAAATGTGAAATGTTTATTATATGGATAATAATAGAAACCAAAGAACCCTTTGTCAAAAATTGACAAAAATATCTATATTTATAAAAAAAAAATTAATGATTCACATTGAAATAAAAAAGGGGGAAAATATCGATAAAGTATTAAAAAAATACAAATATAAGGTTATTAAAACCAAACAGTTAGATAACCTTAGAAACAAACAAGAATTTGTAAAAAAATCTGTTCAGAAACGTAAAAATAAATTGAAGGCGATTTACACCCACAAAATTAAATCCAAAGAACAAGATTAAAGATTTTCTTTGAGTTGTTTCAACTTATATAACGAAACCAACTCAATCTCAGATTCGTTAATTTTATCGATGGTTTGTTGAACCGTAGTTTTTAAATCTTCATCTCCACCTTGTAGTGATTCTTGTAATTTTTCAATAACTTCCTCTTTGGTGGTATTATATTCCTCAACAAGTTGTTTTTTATTTAGGGACAACAAATATTTTAATTCGTTTTTGTCACTTTCATTCAAAGAAGAATATTCACTATTGAATGTGTTAGCAGCTATCTTCAACATGGAAGACAAGGGTAGATTAAGTGATTCGTTAATTTTCTTCGTTTCTGAAGATTTTAAAACTTTTTTGATTTCTAATTTTGCCTCTACGACGTTCTGTAATTTTGTTACTGAATTCGTGTAAATAACAGTATCAATATTGGAGTATGAATTTTCTACGTCACTCTCGACTAACGTGTCAACCCAAGTCTGTAATGCCTCAATTTCTTTTTGAGATTTTTCTATCAGAGATTTTAACGTAGAAAAACTTTCGTTGATATATTCTGTGGCAACTTCTTCTGTCAAAGATTTTTTAGTCAACAAATCGTCGTACATGTAGAAAACTTTGGAAAGATTTTTACTTTCCAAAACAACAGTTTTAAAATTCTTCATGATTGATTTGAAGGATTCCTTGCCATAATTTTTAACGATGGCATTTTCAAAATTACTTTTAACTTGTCCGAACGATTTCATACTTATTTTTTTTTATAAATATCATTCATCTAGTAACTCACTCAATTTTTTTGACATCTCACTTAATGATGACTTTGCTTTAGATAAATCAATTTCTAAATCTTCACCTAAGAAGTTGTCATTTTCTAAGATTAAATTCAAATCTTTTTCTTTTGACTCAGGAACTGTTTCTGTTTCAGGTGTTTCTGGTGTTTCTGTTTCCGCACCAATATCAGTTATACCAGCACCTCCTAATTCGGCACCTAAATCACCACCTAAGTCAGCACCTAAGTCCTCACCTGCACCACCTTCTTCACCACCTTCAGTTGCTTCCTCACCAGGTTTTTTACCATAAAGTTTATCAATGTTGTCAAACAGACCTGTGTGTATAATAACTTCTGGTGTTTTTTCTAATTCAGATGCAACGGCTTTTTCGATACGTTGTTGTTGGATGTCTAATTTGATTTCTTCGTCCGAAAATCCGAGTATATGTTTTTTTGCCCATGAAGAAGAAACTGGTTGTATTCCGTTTCCTGGATCCGCCACAGCATCTTTGTATAGTTGTATTTTTTGTTGCCAATTTTCTACTTTTAACAAATCCGCCTGCGTTGATGGGTTCGTCAAAGAAAGTGTAAAATTTGAAAGTTCATCTTCGAAACCTAATACATACAAGTGAATAATTGCAATTTTATTCAACTCTTGTATCATAGATTTTTGTATCTTGTTGATAGTTCTAGCAAAACGAATGTCTTGTAGGGCTAAGTTTTTACCATCACCTACTGTCTCTTCAAACCCTAAAAACGCCTTAGGGACTCTCAAAGCCGTTAATAATTTCTTTTGGATATATTCAATATCCGCAATTTCTGAAAGATTTTGTGCACCTGGTAAAGTATCAATTGGATTGGGTGCGTTTGGATCTCTTACAGGAATAAAGTAGTCTTGATCCACAGCCATTTGGTTGTATCTCAAATCCACGTTTCCTGTTTTATTGTCAACTACAGTATCTCGTTTGAATTTGTTTGCAACTCTTTGTACATATGGTTCCACATCTTTGTCATCCATATTTCCAACAAATACTTTAAAGACACGTCTTTCAGGTGCTCTTGAGACACGATAAATCATCATCGCGTCTTCCGACAAAAGAAGTTGTTTCCAAATTCTTCTTGCTTTTTCCAACATCGAAGTACCATAAGGTAATTTTCTGTCATCACCTAAAAGTCTAAAGTGAGCAATTTCCCATGTGTTAAATTCCAAATCTTTATTTTTCCAAGTGAACTTCAACCCTCTACTCTCACCTTGTTGATTCTGATCTAATGGTTTGTACTTCATACCACGCTCGATACGTTCCATCTCAATATTAGGAAGTTGTTGACATCCTACAACCCCCTTTTCAGGATCTAATTTCAAATACACGAAGTTATCACCGTACTTACATGTGTTTCTCGTCCACATCGGTAGGTTGGTGTTAACGTCCAACTTGTTATTAAATAAATCGGCTAAAACAGATTTGATTCTTTTAGATTCAGAATATATTTGTAACATGAATCCATTCTCATTTGTTGTTGTGGATTCTTCTGCGTAAATGTCCAAAGCTGCTGAAATTTCAGGTGTATACTCCATACTCTCATAATCGTAGAACGCTGAAAGTCTTGTGGGTTCGTAATATACTGACTGAGTATAAAGATTACTTTCAACCTTTGCCCACTGCTGTCCTAAGTATAGAGTCTGTTGTGCCTGTAATTTTTCTTTATCGTACTCTTGTTTTGAAGTGGTTCGTAACAACTCTTTTTTGTCGAATTGATAAACAGGAGTTTGTTGATCCAAAGTGGAATCTGGACCGAATACTTTACTTAACCTCTGCCAAACCGTTAGATTATTATCTGCCATGTACGAATTTTATAATAAATAGTAATATTTTGATAATTAAACTAAAGTTTATTTACCAAATAACCAAGAATACTTTAGGTATTCTTCTCTAGTTGGGTTATTGTTGAACTGTGACATCCTTTCATTTGGGAATACAGGTACATTTGGATCAAAACTCGTTACATGAGTGTTTGGAGAATTATTCACCGTCCAACTCTCAACCATAGCCTTAGTAACATCCGTTACTTTGTCCAATTGCGTAAATGAAGTTTCACCAACATAAATTGGCATCGCACAAGCCATAATCAAATCATCATGCTGTCCTTTCAAGTGATCTGGACGCCCATTTACATAAACAAACGTGTTGAGTTCATTCAACAACCTAGCGGATCTTATTTTGAATCCATGTCTCAAAGCTTCTTCAAAAGCAGCAACAATTTGAACCCTCTTATTATTGAAGTTTATACCCGGTATTTTTTCATCTGCCTTTGGATTGTACTTCCATTTGTCAGCCAAATTTATTCCATCTATATATAAGTTTTTGTATCCCAATTCCTGCATTTTACGTGAAGTAGAAACTCCCATGCCACCTGTTATATCAATAACTACAAATGCATTATACATGATTGCCCATTTCATAGCAACGTCAGCAGCAACATCAGGTGGAATCTTACCTAAATACTCGAGTACTTGTTCTCTTTCGTCAAAATCAACAATACAAAAAGTAGTGAAGTCCTCAGAATCTCCTCTTGAAACGTCAATTCCCATAATGTATTTATGTCCCATTTCAGGTTCTTTCCATTGCCATAACGCACCTCCCATAAATTTATTTTCAGGAGGGGTAATAAAATTTTCTTTGATTTTTTCAATCGTGTCAGGAGGTATAACACTATCACCAGAACCTAAAAAATTACATTCTAATTCTTGTGCAATTTTTCTCCTATCGAATTTCAATTTTTTAGCCATAGATTCAAACCAAGAAGAGTATGGTTTGTATCCATCGTTAAACTTTGATTTCAATTCTTCAAAGTCTCTTTCTCGTGGTGAAACTTCGCTGTAATCAATGGTGATTTCATCATCTTTATAGTCCTCACGATTTAACATGTAATGAACTATATCCTTGACTTTCAGTAGTTTTAAATCTTTAGAATATCTTGGATCGCGATACCAAAACATTTCCGTGATTTTGAAATCATTCATACCACGAAGTGCTTGTTCGTAAATACCATAATAAATCGGATCGAATCCATTAGGTGTTGAAATAACAATTACTTTACCACCTGTTGAAAGTGATGCCATACAAGCTGACCAAAAATCATCATCAGCATCAATGTAAGCAGCTTCGTCAAAAATTAATATAGTAGGTGTATAACCTCTCAAGGCGTCTTTTGATGTTGCAACGGCTTTCACCTCACAACCATTACTTAATTTAAAATGTTTCTGAGCATTTTTCTCATTCGAAAATCCAACACCAACCCAAGAAGGCCATTGTTCAACAAAGGCACGGATTTTATTTGCCATTTCAATTGCCGTATCTTGTTTGTTTGCAATGATAAGAATTTTTTCTGGTTTTGTTTTTTTTGCAAAAACCAATCTTTTTGATGCCCATGCAGATGTTACCGTAGACACACCCGCTTGTCTATACTTCAATGCAATGTTCTCTTCGTGTGTATCGTAATCTTCAATCAAACTTACTTGATCCGGAAACAATTCCAATGGGACATACTTCGATTGAGTGTTGTCGTATGTCTGCAAATATGTTTTGAGAGCATACGGAGTATTCCTCAAACATTTTGCATATTCCAATAAGACTTGTTCTTTTGTCAAAGACATTTTTTTTAGATTGGGTAGGTTTATTTAGCCGGTCCTATTCCCAATGTACCTAAGAAATCTGTAAAGTCATCATCATCGTCATCGTCTGATAAGAAATCCAAGGCAGATTTATATTCCTCATCACGTAATTCACTTATGATTTCATCTACCATTTTCTTAACAATCATTTTTCCGTCTTTAGAACCTGAAAGTATTTTCTTAGCAACATCAAAGAATTCTTCAGTTGTCAACATAGAGAATCTTGAAAATAGATAATTCTGAATTTCCTTCATATCATCTTCAAATAGTTCATCAGGATATGATTCAACGAATTTTTCCCAAATTACAGGACCGAGTCTCAAATCCCAAATTTCATATGGTAAGGTATCTTGGGATGCCATAACCATTTCCGCCTGTCTTGGATCATCTGGTAATCCCTGACTTCCCAAAACTTCGTAAACTCCTTTGATAAGTTCGTGCACGACAATTGGGAAAAATAATCCTTTAGCTTTGATTGTAGGTGGATCAGTCTCGGTTTCAAGTTCTACAGAACCTTCTGCTCCTGAACCTGAACCCGCCATCATAGACATCGCCTCGTCAGGCATAACCCAATATAGCAAATCATTTATTGACATAATGATACCATAAAGGTTCAAAAGTTTCTCATCAATATTATTCAACTCGTTTCTGACTAACTCGAACATGTAATGTCCTTTTTTTGAAGCACCTTGTATGAGTGAATTTATGAACCTTCTCTTTGCTTTTTCCATGTCAAATTTTTCGAATGCATCGATAAAGTTCAATACATCTTCTTCAGCCTCATCTTGAGTTACATTGAACTCTTGTTGGATTTCTTCCGATGAAGGTTCTTCGGACTGTCTTCTCATTTTACTTGTATCCACCTGTCCCATACCTGTAGATAAATCTACATCATATTGGAATGTTCCTTCAGGGATTGATAATTCTCTTTTAACCAACTCCACTGCTAAATTTTCAAGTTCAGTTTTGTGCTGATTTTCTATTTGTTTGATTTGTCTAACGGCATTCATCATCATCATTTGAAGTTGCATGAACGCATTTTGATTTGTAACTGATTGTACTCCGGTATATCTTTTTACTTTATCAATAACATCTTTGAATCTTTTGGATGCAATAATTTCTTCAAATGAGTCAGTTTCGGATTGAGGTAGCGCGGGATTATCTGAGAAAGGAGTCTCACCTTTTTCAATTTTAGATTGTAAAGAAGGATCCATCCTTTCAGGTGAATCATATGAAATAGGCGCCTCTTGTATTTTATTTTTTTTCATCTTTAAACTGAATATTCAAACTTCCAAACTTCAACTCATCTGGAAGCTCAGCTTTTGGTGCTGGTTTATGTTTCGGTTGATAAGGAGTTTTTCTCTCGGGTTTACTTGGTGTTTTAGTTGGTGTCTTAGTTGGTGCCTCTTTTGTATCTGCTTCTACTAAATCCAAAAAATCTTTTTTACTCATTTGAGGTGGAAGGTGTTTGTGAATCAAATTTAATAAAGCTGACTCTACTATGTCAACTTTTTTCTCAAAAGATTCATTATTTACCTTTTTAGGTAACCTATAAAAATCTGTTTTGTCCGAAAACTCTTTCGCCATTTTACACCATTTAGAACGAGGTCCCTCTTCTTCGCATTTTGCAAAGAAATATCCCTGTTGTGCTTCTGATTTAAATTTTTCTTTTATTTCTCCATCGGACATCATTTCTCTATTATCACCAGAGTCATCACCCATACCATCGTCTGCCATATCGACTTCATCATGGGGTGGTTGTTGTCCGGTATAAGCACTCATAGCATCTTTACCCAACGCATTTTGAGAATCTAAATCATCCCCTTCGTCTTCATAAACCTCAAATGGTTTTTTTTCACTTTTGAGTCTGTTGATTGTATCGGTGTCACTCTTACTCACCATAGTAACTTCTGACACCATTCTTTTGTATAGTGCGTTAATTTGTTTCTTATCCAAAGATTTGATAGTTTCATATTTGAAACCTTCCTTAATCAAACGAATTACTTTTGGGTTAATCTTATTCATTTTCAACTAGATTTTTATCAAATTTTAAAACGATGTCACGTTCATATAGTTTATCTTTTACACTTTCAATTTTTTCACCATAGTGAAAAACTAATCTTTTATATCCATTTTGGACATACTCTGAATCGGTGTTTTCCCAAGCCAAAGAAATTACATTTTCTACGGCATCATAGACAGAAAAAAAGTCGGAGTTTTGTATCAAATTCAAATTTATTTCTGAATTTTTCAAAACTCCGACAGTCTCTATAAAATCTATATATGGTGGAGTTGGTTTACCACCTGCTGGTTCGTAATCCCAGTAATCACCCTCAACATTATCTACATTCTCACCAAAAATGAACTCATAGATATTGTCACCTTTATAATTAGGCCCAAGAGCATTTACGTAGATTAGAAAACTCATAGTAATTCACCTGTACGTGTAATTTTTACTTGTTTACCATCCGCCTCGAAAACCAAATTTTTCAAGTTAGTTTTACCGATGAACTTTAAATTATTACTTTCTTTAACCAAAAATTCTGAAGCTAACTCTTGCTCAACAGTCTCAGCAAATTCTTTGATAACTTTTTTTACCGAAACGTTTTTGATTTTATTTTCTATGAATTTTTTTACTTTTTTTTCTTGTTCTGCTTTAACTTCAGATTCATTAATTTGGTAGTACTTCGATAAAACTTTATCTATCTTAGACTCGGAATAAACAGATTCCTCTGTTTCCATTTCAGGTTCTAACTCAACTTCAGAGTCAATACCTAAATCTAAGTCATCTCCACCTAATTCTACATCCAAATCAGTTTCATCATCAACACCATAGTCGATACTATCTTCATCCTCTTCAAAGTACGCTAAAATATCTTCTCTATCAGCCTCATCCAAGTTGTTCAAATCAAGTGCAGATAATATAGAGTTGATAACGTATTTCATGTTGTCTGAGGTTAAACCCTCAGCTTGATCCATTTTTCTTAATTTTTGTCCCAACTTACCTGTTAACTTTTCGATGGTTTTGAAGTTCATTTCATCTTCTTCATCGTCAACAGAAATCTCTTCATCACCCATGTCGCCACCCAATTCAGCATCTATGTCAATATCACCTTCCGCTTCATCAGCAGCATCCATTTCAATATCCAAGTCATCACCCGATGGTGTGTCAACAGCATCTACTGATAAATCGGCATCTACAGATGGTGAGGGATCATCACTTGCTGGTGTGTCTTCAATCGCGGGAGTATCATCAACTTCAACTTCAGGAGTTTTCAGAACAAATTTCTTCTGTTCTCCAAACATGTTGATACCTTCTTGATTTTCGTGAATTCTGTTTAACTCACCAGCAACCAAATTGATTTTTTTCATTGCCTGTGAAAATGACTTATAATACTTTCTATTTTTCATTGGTTCAATGTAATCTAATTCAGATTCATTGATTCCCTTTTTTACAATGTAACCTGATTTTTCTCTTACGATTGTATAGGTATGTCCATCAGCCAAGACTCTTGAATACTCATTTGTTGATGATTCATTTATCTCGGACTTAGGTGTCTCACCATATCTTGCAATTTCCATAATTCTTGCAAGTTTGGACTGTCCTGTCAATTTTTCACTACCAATAGGTTTTAAATCTCCCATTTTTCTTTTTTTGTTAGTTGTTTAATCCATTGTAACCACCTAATGTGATTGCATTACTTTGTGTGACAGTTTGAGTAGGATCTTCCCCTTCAGTCCAAGTTGGGTGTGGACTGTAAAATTCTGAAACAACACCTAAGGTGTCACCTGAACCAGGTAAATAACCTACAACATTCTGATCTGCCATAACAATTTTTATTAAATAAATATACGGAAATATGTGTTTTGTATTTTTTTACACCCAAATGTATGTTATTCCACAAAATTTTGTTCCAAAGACAATCGTTTGTCTACTAACTCATTTGTAAAATCAAATAACTTTTGTATGTAACCGTTTCTTCTAAGAAATTTGAAGACTAAGTTTTCGTAAGAATATTCTCCTGTTGACTCCAAACCAATTGTTCTATATTTCTTTAATTTATCTTTGATTCCATCAATTATTTTTAACGCATCATCCAATTCATCATCTTCAACTTCATCGATGGTTGCATCTATCAAATCCATCCAAGTGTTAACTTTGGATTTCAATTTTTCTTTATCAATTGTCACTTCATCTTGAGATGGGGTTGCAATCCATTCATCAAATAAAACCGAATAAACTCCAGTCGAAAAATGAGACTCCGACGTATCTTGAACATACATCTCAACATCGAACCCTTTTACCTTGATATTGTGGGTGGAATTAAATAAAGTTTTTTTCAATTTGAAAAGTTCAATTAATAAATCTTTTTTTTCTCCTGATTCCTTAAAGTCATAAAGAATATGTAAATCGATGTCGGAAAACTCACTCCAATTATAATTTGCAAGAGAACCTGTCATGTGTACGTCTTGAACAAATATTTCTACACCCAAAAAATTTACAAATTCATTTGCAATTTCCAAAAGTTTTTCCCTTACCGAAGGTATCATTTTACTTTCGGATGAATCAGGATTTTCCCAAATCTGTGAGTTTAGTGAATCTTGAACAAAAAAGCTAGAAATTATTTTATCGAATTCTGTCATACCATAATAAATAGTATGTTACTTTTCTATTTTTTTATATTTGTATTTTTTTGATATTTCAACATTAAAAAATTTTCCTTGTGACTCTGCCATTCTAAATTTTGTATAAGTTTGGTGTGGAACATTTTCATATTCATATTCAGCACCATTGTTGAATGTGGCAATCAAAGACTTGTTTGAGGTATCATAAACGGTTTTTTTCAAATTCGAAGATTCAATTTCGTTTATAATCTTTGTTCCTTCTATTTTTTCATTAACTACTCCCATGGTTTTTAATCTTGTAAAGGTGTTTCCAAATCTATATTACGAAAAAAAGAGACTAAGTAATCACTATATTCTTTTTCTTCTTTGGGGTTTTCGATTAATCCATACTTCCTTAACACACCATTAAGTTCAATCGTGCGGTTGATAATCCTATCTCTTGTAACATACATCTCACGAGTCAAACCTTCCCCTTTTTCTAATTGATAATTTTTTACATTATTTTCTTGGAACAAATTTCTTAGATGATAATATAAATTCAAAATCTCATCCAACTTTTTTTGTCCTACTGTATTTAAAAATTTTTCCCAAGGTTTTTCCATAATATATAAATACAACAAACCCCCACTTGTGGTGGGGGTTATTGTCAGAGGACTTCAATTATGTTTTTTTCTTTTTCTTTTTTCTTAAATGGGAGATTAATCTTAAGAATACCATCCTCGACAGTTGCTTTAATTTTTGACGCTTCAACACCTTCGGGTACTGAAAAACTTTTGTCGACATCGTATGAATGAAAATCAGATTCGTACTTGCATTTAATTTTTAGATTTTCACCTTCTACGGTTACTTTGACATTTTCTTTTGATGAACCAGGAACCAACATTTCGAAATGGTAACCTGTTTCGTTTTTTATTGAGTGGTAATTTCCACCCGTTGTATATGTTACGGTTGGAACGTCCCATGAATTAAAGAAATGATCTAATAAAGAATTTCTACGTGTGGTTAAAAACATGATTTAATTTTTTTTTGTGTTTATTTTCCCATATATTTGTAAAAAATGTGCCAACACAAAAACAAGAGTAATAACCTGACAATTTGTCATATCAGAAAAAAATTGTATGACACAATGACAAAATGTTGTTTGTATCATAATTTTTGTTACTTTTGTAAAACAAATTAGAACACTATGATTGAATCTGCAGATAATAACGAAAAATCTCCACGTAAGAGTCGTCCTGAAACAATTAACTCTTCAACTCCTGTTTTAGATAACTTTTCTCGTGACTTGATTAAGTTGGCGGAACAAGGAAAGTTGGATCCCGTAATCGGACGAGAACAAGAAATCAACCGAATCGCACAAATCCTTTCTCGTCGTAAAAAAAATAATCCTATTATCATAGGTGAACCTGGATCAGGTAAAACCGCAATTATCGAAGGATTGGCTATGAAAATTTTTCAGGGAGACTGTCCACAAAATCTTGCAGATAAACGCATTGTATCATTGGACATGACTTCTATTGTTGCAGGTACCAAGTATCGTGGACAATTTGAAGAACGACTCAAGGTGATTTTGGATGAACTTCACGAAAATCGAGACATTATTGTTTTCATCGATGAGATTCACACTATCATCGGCGCAGGAAATTCCTCAGGAGCTCTTGACGCTTCCAATATTTTTAAACCCGCATTGGCTCGTGGTGAACTGCAATGTGTTGGCGCTACAACATTGGATGAGTATCGTGAACATATCGAAAAAGACGGAGCTCTCGAACGTCGATTCCAAAAAGTTTTTGTCGATCAAACTACTCCTGAGGAAACCCTTCTTATTTTGACACAAATCAAAGACAAATATGAATCTCACCACAAAGTGAAGTATTCAGATGAGTCTTTGAAGCTTTGTGTGACATTAGCGGACAGATACATCACCGATCGCGGATTCCCTGACAAAGCCATTGACATCTTGGATGAAGTAGGTGCTCGAAGTCAAGTTAATATAAAACTCCCTGAGATAATTGAGAAATTGAAACAAGATGCTCTGAGTATCAAAGAAGAGAAACTTTTGGTGGTTAAACGTCAAAAGTATGAAGAAGCGGCACAACTACGTGATAAGGAAAAGAAAATTCTAAAACGTCTTGAAGAAGAAAAAAAGAAGTTCGAGGAGGATAGTAACATTAATCGAAGTGTTGTGACTGAAGAACAAGTATACGAAGTTGTTTCTTCTATGACTAAAATTCCTTTGACAAAACTTACCGTTGATGAGAGTGAGGCGTTGTTGAACTTGGAACAAAACCTAAACAAAAAAGTAATTGGGCAATCCGAGGCTGTTTCGAAAATTTCCAAGTCTATTCGACGTAACCGAGTTGGCATCAAAGACCCAAATCGTCCCATCGGTTCTTTTGTGTTCTTGGGTTCTACAGGTGTGGGTAAGACTCATTTGGCTAAACAACTTGCAAAAGAAATATTCGGAGATGAAAATTCACTTATCCGTGTAGACATGTCTGAATACCAAGAAAAACATTCTATGAGTCGTTTGATTGGTTCTCCTCCAGGGTACATTGGACATGGTGAAGGAGGACAACTTACTGAAGCAGTAAAAAATAAACCTTATTCAGTTGTACTCTTTGATGAAATCGAGAAAGCCAACCGAGACATTTTCTCACTTCTACTTCAAGTATTGGATGATGGACACCTTACCGACAGTATGGGTAGAAAAATCAACTTCAAGAATACTTTGGTTATTATGACTTCAAACATTGGTGTTAAAAAACTACAAGACTTTGGTACAGGAGTTGGTTTTGATACCGTCGCTAAAGAAAACGATAAGGATGAAACAAAGAATCGGATGCTCCAAAAAGAACTCAAAAATTATTTCACTCCTGAATTCTTGAATCGTATCGATGATGTTGTTGTGTTCAACTCCCTGAAAGAAAACGAAATTCAACAGATTGTTGAAATCGAGGTATCTAAATTGGTTGAACGATTGGATTCTATGAAATTCAAAATCACAGTTACCGATTCAGTGAAGAATATGATTGCTAAGGAAGGTTTTGATGATAAATTCGGTGCACGTCCAATCAAAAGAGCTATTCAAGAAAAAATCGAAGATTACATTTCAGAAGAAGTTTTACGAAAAAATATACTACCTGAAACTGATTATGTTTTGGATTTAGTTGATGAAACTGTGAAATTAATCAAGGGGGATGAATAATCCCCTTTTTTATTTGAATTATTTATTGTAACTTTGTTGTTCATTTATAGATTATGGAAACCAATCAACTCAACCGACTCAAAAATCTTCTATCCGTACCTAGCAAGACATACGAAGAAGAAAAAATGGTTGAACATATTTGTGATGTTTTAGAAACTTTCGAAGACATTTCATATTATCGGGATTCTGTCAATAATATCTACGTCACCAAAGGAAAGGTTAACGAAGGTGAGTATTACCCATTATTTTTATCACACACAGACACCGTCCATCAAATGGTTGATGAAATTGTTGTTAAGGAGGAACACTTAAAGAAACCAATAACATTTGGAAAAACTTTTGATGATTTTTCTTACCGTTCTTTGAAAGGGTATACTGTCGATGGTAAGGAAACAGGTATTGGTGGAGACGACAAATCTGGTATTTTTATATGTTTAGAATTACTCAGAATTTTACCTACAGTAAAGTTGGCATTTTTTGTTTCAGAAGAGACGGGATGTCACGGTTCTTCACGTTGTGATATGGATTTTTTGTCTGATGTAGGGTATGCGGTACAATTCGATGCGCCTGGTGATCACCTAATTACCGAGGTTTGCTCGGGTGTTCGTTTGTATGAACAAAATGGTGATTTTATTCAACAAGTAAGAGAGATTTATAAATCGGTATATGGTTTTTCACCTATGGAACAATCTCACCCATATACTGACGTATCTCAGTTAAAAAAGAAAGGTGATTTCACATGTATTAACTTTTCCTGTGGTTACTATAATATGCACTCAACAAAAGAATTCGTTGTCTTACAAGATATTCTGTCCGCAATTAAACTAGGTGAAAAAGTATATACCGTTTTTGGTTTACAAAAAATTGGATACAATGAATCATCATCTAAAGATTATTCTCAATTTTTCAATTTACCACCTTGGGATCTCAGTGATGATGAACCTCAGACTAACTCTTATAAATTGTCGGATGATAGTGATGTCTCGATTATAGAAGACGAATTTGGTATCACGATTAAGGATGATTACACCGAAGAAAATGTGATATTGACGTATGATGATGCGAGAAATCTTTATGAAATTCTAAAAACATATTATGAAGACTGATCGAACAAATCATAATTAAATAATTCTTTATATAGAGCTTCCCAATTTTTTCGTAACGTCGCCCCACTCCACCATCTGGACCTGCTGTCTTCAGGTTTTCCTTTTATAAACCGATATGTTATTACTCCCGATTCGATATCATAATGTTCAAAGTAGTATGAACCAACAGGTGTATAAATTTGTTCTTTCCAACCTCCAAGTTTTTCAATTACACGTTTAACTTCTTCAAATCTTTCCAGATCTTTAGAATCAACATCTTCAAGTGTATCTTGTAATTTCCTGAAAAAAAATCTCATCAAATTTGAATACTCATGCTCAAACGCATCATTATTCCAGTAACTGTATATATCTTCATGTGGGTATTCCGCCAAACCAGAATTTATTTTTTTCTTTTCTAAATATTTTTGTATCAGTGTGTCGTAATTTTCGTTTCCATCTCCAACAATTGAATACATTATCAAAAGATTTTCAGCTGGCGTTTCCCATGTGTATATACCTCTAACTGGTTCAATACCTGCCTTAGATATTCTTTCCTTAATTTGGTTTTCGACATAGTCATCAAAACCCTCTGTGTGTCCTGCTTTCACCGCATAATCATAAGCCTCCAACCATTCCTCATGAATTCCCAATGTGTAAATAAAATTTTGTAACTCGATTATATTGTCCTCACTAATATGGTTTTCCTGGTCGAACCATTGATAAACTTTTGGAATTTTTGAACCTAATATGTTTTTCATTTTTTCTCTATCTTTTCTCGATAGATTACTGGTATAGAAAGTTTCATTAGGAAATTCATCATCTCTACTATCTTCACCATAATAACTACCAGTGTCTTGGTAAGCCCAATCCCAAGCTGATAATTCATCCTCACTAAATTCTTCAGGGAAGAAAAAAGACAACACTTCTGACAGTCCGTCGAAATAAAAAACAAATTTTCCCTCAGAAAAATCCATATAAGGTGAATCAATTAGTATTTCTTCTTCATGAATACCATTTATCACATCCCATAATATGTCTAAATTAGAAGGATTAGATTCGGAATCATCTTCCTTGATTAATCTTCGTATTCTTTCTACATCTGAGATTTTTTTCATCATCATAGTAATAAATACTTTATGGTTTGGATAATTATAAAATCTGCATTATATTTGCATAACAATAAAAACATAAACATCATGAAAAAAGTATTATTCCTTCTTGTGACTCTTTCCCTAATGACATCTTGTGTGGGAGTTAAGAACACGATTAATCGCGCAAACGTAGCCGAAGGTGAATCATTTATCAAATATGGTGT